CCAGCTTCTAAAAGTGGAGCATTTAATCCTATATGTTTAGATATTATATCTTCAAGATCCTTTACAGCACCTACACCTATTTGAAGACCAAATTCTTCAATTGCTCTTTGTATGGAAGAATTTCCTCCTGCAAGAGCTTTACCTATAGCACCAAATTGTCCAAATTCTTGTTGTCCCCAATCTGTTGCATATGTGGTTTGAAAAGAAGGTATATATAAAGCAATTAATGTCGAAACTCTATTAATATTATTTTTATTATATGTAGTTGTATTACTATTTGAATTTACCTGTGGTGTTGCAGGATTTCCATTTGAATCTACAGGTGTACCACCATTTGTTGCATATTGTGAACCACTAACACCTAAAGTTGATTTTATAGTATTAATATAAAATAAAACCATATGTTGTTCTCCAGGATCGCTTGTTAAATCTATTGGATAAGTAAAACTGGATACATTATATCCATTTGATTCTAATTTAGCTAAAGGATTAGATGTATTAGGTGGTAAAACTGACCCCGTTGAAGTTGGAATAGATGGCATCATATTGTCTAAATATTATTTATACTATGCCTTATAAAGGAAAATTCACACTTATACATCCTGAAAAATATAAAGGAAACCCACATAATATTATTTATCGTTCTATTTGGGAACGAAATTGTATGAGAACTTTTGATTCTAGTTCAAATGTTTTAGCTTGGGCTTCAGAAGAATCATTTATTCCTTATGTATCTCCAGTTGATCAAAAAGTTCATAAATATTTTCCTGATTTTCTTGTAAAAGTTTTGGATAAAAATAAACAAGAAAAGAAATATATGATTGAAGTTAAACCATATAAATTTACTCAACCACCTAAAATTCCTAAAAGAAAAACCAAATCATATTATAATGCGGTAGAAAGATATGCTATAAATTTATCTAAATGGGAAGCCGCCAAAAATTGGTGTATTGCTCATGATTATATTTTTAAACTCATGACTGAAACGGAATGCATGAGATAAATATCTATATGGCATATATTTCTATTTTAGATCGTGTTCGTGAAAAACTTCAGAAAGAACCATTTTCAAATACTCAAGCTGGTTCTATAAAATGGTATAGAAATCAAATTAGAAAATTAAGTGAAAGTCCTACAGGACATTTTTATCGAGGAGATACTTTACGTCCTCATTTATTAGCCGATCCTAATAGAAGTACGGAAAATATTTTACCTGGTTTAATGTATTTGTTTTATTATGATCCAAAATATAAAAAGGTTCTTCCATATTATGATAGATTTCCTTTAGTTTTCCCCATTGATTATAATCGAGAAGGTTTTATAGGATTAAATTTACATTATCTTGGATATAATACTCGATTAGAACTTTTCCGACAATTAGAATTAATGTCAAATAGAAATCAAAATGATCCACGGGCCCGTATTCAAATAGCATATAGGATGTTAAAAGGTTTTGCTAGATTTAAAGCTTTTAAACCTTGTTTGAAAAAATATTTATTTCAACATGTAAGATCACATTATGTAAGGATTAATTCACCTGATTGGGAAACTGCATTATTTCTTCCAGTTGAACAATTTGTTAAACGGAGCAAAACATTTGTTTGGGCTGATTCAGAAAGAATTATTTCTGGAGAACAGAAAGGGCCGACAGGATTACCTAAAACAACAAATATACCACATACTCCAACAGTGACAACCTCTCCGGTTCAAAAAACAGTTAATACAAATGGATTACCACATAAGATATAAATATATTATATGCCAATCGCTTCCACAATTTCCCAGGTATCATCTTACGTAACTTCATTACTAAGATCTGGTAGTCCTACATCGGGTATTCAAGAAATAATTTCTCAAATAATGGATGCTGGTGGAGTTTCAAGAACAAATAGATTTTCGGTTCAAATTGTTCCACCAAGAATAGTTTCTAATGTGGCTTCAAATAGTTTATCACCACAAGCACAACAAAATATACAAGGATATGCTCGATTACAAGGGCAAAGTCCGCAATCATTAGGAATTGTACAAGATTATTTTACAATAATGGGATTATCTGCTTCTAATTCTCCTGATAGATTAGATATAATGTGTTGCCATGTTGAATTACCCGGAAAACAATTTTCTGCTACAGATGCTAAAACATATGGTGCTATTTTCCAAATGCCTAATGTAGATGTTTATTCTAATATTACATTATATTTTATTGTTGGAAGAGATATGTTTGAGCGAGATTTTTTTGATGCATGGTCTTATACAATTCAAGATCCATCATCTTCTGATTTTAATTATGTGAATGAATATGCCACTACGGTTGATATTCTTCAAATGGATGAATATAATAATAGCAATTATGGGGTAAGATTATTTCAGGCATGGCCTATCAATATTGGAGAATTGAAATTAGAATATGCCGATATGAATTCTTACCATGTTTTACCTGTCACATTTACATATCGTAAATGGATAAATTTGAAAGTGAATACAGGAACACCAACTAGTATCCAACCAAGAGGGGCCCCTCCAACACCTTTTAGAAATACTATTTCGGTATCCAAATAAGGAAATATGAGTCTACCAAAAATTAAATTACCAATACATTCATTAATTCTTCCTTCAACAGGAGAAAAAGTTCTTTTTACTCCTTTTACTGTAAAGGAAGAAAAATTATTATTACTAGCGGCGGATGATGATGAAGAAGTTCAAATTAGAACTTTACGCCAAATTTTAAATAATTGTATTTTACCAAATGAAGCTGGTAAAAAAATAAATGTTGAAAAATTACCATTATTTGACCTTGATTATCTTTGGTTAAAAATTCGTCGGTGGTCAGTTGAAGAAATTGTAACTGTACCTTTTGAATGCCGGCAACCTTTACCAGAAGGGCAAATATTAACCGATTCTGAAGGAAATAAAAGAAATTATTGTGGACAAATAGTAAATGTCCCTATTAATTTAGATAAAGTAGAAGTTACAAAAGATCCTACAAATGATCCAAAAATTTCTTTATTAGAAGGAATTACAGTTGTATTATGTTATCCTACAATCGAAACTCTTCAACATTTATTAAAAGTAAAAAATGAAAATGATATTGAAGGAAATTTATCTGTTGTGGCTGAATGTATTACTTTAATTTATGATTCTACAGATAATAAAACTTATGAAAAACAACATTTAGAAAAAGCCGAAGTGATTGAATTTTTAGAATCTCTTCCACAATTAGAATTTGTTAAAATTATGAAATTTTTTGAAACTTTACCTAAAATTAAAGTAGAAGTTAAATTCCATTGTCCTAGATGTAAACATGAAGCTAATATTGTTATTGAAGGGACTAAAAGTTTTTTAGCCTCGGCCTCAGCCACGAAACCCTTCCAAACTTAATATTATGGAATCACGAATTAATGATGCATCAAAAATATTCGTTGACTGAGTTAGAAAATATGATTCCTTGGGAACGTAAAATATATACAGAATTAGTAATTAAATGGATTAAAGAAGAAAACGAAAGATTGGAGAAAAAATATGGTCCCAGATAATGAAACTTTAATACCATCTAAAGACAATGTTAATTGGATTTATAAGTTTTTTGAAGCATTGAGTTTAAGTGGTGCAATTATTGTAATGTTATTCTCATTAACTGTTTATGGTATTGCTTCTCACCAAAAAGAAGTATATCAAAGTTTTGGTACTGCTTTTTGTACCTTTGTAACTGGAAAACAATTAGGAAAAATAGAAGGAAAATAATTTAAAGGAAAAGTTATGGCATTATCACAAGATCCTACATTAAATACAAGACAAATAGATGCCAGTATATCTGCCATAACTGCCAGAATCCAAAAATCTTTAGGTAACCTTGAAAAAACTTTGGGTCATTTTGAAGTATCAATGTTAGATCTTCAAAATAATATGAAACTTTCCCAAATATCTGGAAAAGTACCTGGTCAACCAGGAAGAAATGAACTAGGTAGTTTTTTTGATAAAAGATTTGAACAAATTGCCAATAGTATTAAAGAATCTTCAATTTTTGAATTAAAAACCAATAAAAAAAGATTAGAAAACCTTGAAGGAATGGCCAAAGAAACATTAGGACTTTCTAAACAAGGTCAAAGTGTTTATGAACAATATGGCCTTATGGCCAATAAATTAAATGAAGAAATTAAATCTCGGTCTAAATTAGGGCATAAAATTGGCGATTTTTTAAAACGTAATGAAATTGATGCTATTAGTATTACCGCAGCATTAACTTCAAGAAATCCTATTATTGGTCTTGGTATTAAATATATCCTTGAAAAAAGAAAAGAATCAAAAGAAGCGGCTAAAAAACAAGAACACCAACCACTTATAGATTCATTAGCATATCGTGATTTATTAAATCGTCAAAAACAAAGAAATATAAAACCAAAGAAATTTGGTCAAAAACTATCAACTAAAGAAACTAAAAATCGAAAAACAAAAGAAACACCACAAACATCTGAAGAATTTGTAAATGAAGAAGTTCCAGAAATATTAACTCCTGAAATATTACCACCTCTTCCAAGATTATTAAAAGCACCATATCAAGAAGAAGAATCTCCTATTATTGATGCTGAATATATGGATTTAGGTCCTCGACAATTAGAACGTGGAGCTTATCAAATGCCACCTTCTGAACCTAAAAGACTAGAAGCACCAAATATGCAGAATTATAGAAATCGTGAAGGAGGAAGATTTGTATCTGGATATGGTATAACTCCTTCGGTTAAAGATTTACAAGGGCAACCAATGATCCTTGATAAGATTGAAAAACCTTTAGAGGATATTAAAGTTTCTGCAATTGGTATTAGTAAAGAAATAGCTCTTTATCATCGAGAAAATAAAGAACAAACCGATGAACAACTTGATGCTGAAGAAAAGAAAAAAGAAGATGAAGAAAAAAGACAAAAAGAATTAATTGATTCCATTGAATCACTTAAAGGTAAAAAATCTGATAAGACACAAGCAGCAGGTGGACATGGTATATTTGGTGGGTTATTAGGTGGTTTATTTGGTGGTTTATTATCTAAATTTGGTGGAATAGGATCTTTATTAGCTAGTGCTGGACCTATTGCAATGGTTGGTGGTTCTATTTTACTTTTAGCGGTTGATTCTATATTAGGATATTTTAAATCAAGTGAATGGGGAGTTTCTAAAGTAGCTGGTACTTTAGGTGGAATGTTAGGTGGTTCTATCAAAAATAAAATGTTAAATACCTTTACTCAAATGGGTAAATGGGCTTTAATTGGAGCTACTATAGGTTCTTTTGTTCCTGTAATAGGAACATTAGCTGGTGGGCTTTTAGGAGCAGCAATTGGTGGAATATTAGGATGGATTGGTGGAGAAAATATAGCTAAATTTTTCCAAAGTTCTGGAGAAAAAATAGGCAAATTATTTAAATCAATTACAGCATCATTAGAAATTGCTTTTTATAATTTTGCCGCTTCTTTATTAGATTGGGTTCCAGGTGCTTGGGCTTCTCATAAAGCAAGTGAATTTAGAAAAAAGGCTAGAGAAAAGGAAAAAGAATCTGAAATTCCCGCAGAACCTTTACCACCAGAAAAAATTGAAACTGGTATTGATACAGGAAATATTCATATTGCTGTTCCTGGAGAAAATACTAATCTTGGAGAAAATGCAGGAACTGAAACAAATAAAAAAGAGTTGTTACAGAAATATTATTTGTCAAAACAACCCCTTGAACTACAACAGTCTCCAATTAATCAACAATTGGGTCCATCTGAAGGAATCCCAACAATGATATCTCTTGGCATACCTGGAGTTAATGAAAATGTGGTTGATATCCAAGATA